CGACATAATAAAAGGGATATGCCTTGCGTTGATTATATAATTTTTATACATCTCAAGTGAAGCTTGAGACCCCGTTCTGAAACGAGTATTTTTCTATCCGTGTTAACGAATATTTTTATTTCCTTTTTAAAGTTGAAGTCAGATGGACAATACAACTTAAATAAAAATATAAAATAGAAGATACCTTGATGTTTGGAAATCAAGGTTTGATTAAAATATTTACTCAAATCCCAGTTTGAGTTACTGCACAATTTTGTGGGGCTCTGCCAAATGGGGCCCGCTCGACGTCTAATTGAGAACGTAGATTGGTTAATTCATACATTTTTAGAAAATTAGCCTTATTATTTTTCTTATACCGTTGATATACAAAATTCAGGACAACTATTGCAACAATAATACAAATGAAGGTAAGATCCAACGAGAAATGGCCGTTCTTATAGTAAGACCATTTAGGTTGTTTAGTACCATCACCTGTACCATTGTTAATTATCTCTGTCTTTGCAAACCAATGGGCTAAGAAATCGAACATGTTTACGTTTATTATAGTTTGGGTATTTTATTTTAATTTTGGGTAATTTAATCGCCTAATTGCAATTGGCGAGTACGGTTGAGCAATGCTTCTAAACGAATAGATTGAAGAGATTGCATCATAGTCATAGTCAAAGATGGAATCGGAGTAGTAGCTTGCGTATATGAAATGAACTCTAAGCGTAAATCGGTAAAATCAAGGGTAACAGGAGTAACTTGTGAATTAGAAGTTATATGACCATTAAAGTAGATTTTAATGAAGGCAACAGGTAAACCTGTTTGACGTGAAAAGAGTTGACACAGAACAGCTTCGTTGCTATTAATAACATAGCGACGAGAACGGAACTGCTCTGCAAGAAAAGTTGTGGTCAGTGTGAATGGAGTAGCAAGAAGACCACTACCATACGAAAAAGTGACAAGGGATTCGCCTGCAGGAGGGACGATATTGGGTGTACTACCATAAGTAGCTGAACAAGCAACAGAGCTATTAGGATTCAAATAGTAGTTAGTAGAAACAACTGCACCAGTAACAACCGTAGCAGCAGTGAAATTTACTGGAGACGTAGCAGCCAGAACTCCAGATTGAAGGACGCGAGTGAAATTAGCGCCAACATTAGTAACTGTCAATTGATAAGGTCGCAATACGTTATCACCATTAGAGGGAATAAGACTTGTTGCCGAAGCAGAAAACCAAGGATAACCTCTACCTAACAGAGGAGTGGTATTAAGTGAAGTGTAAGGAGGATCAGAAAAGATGGTACCTGCAAGATTAACCATACCAATACGTGCATTGGAAGCAGTGGCGGCTCCTTCTATACGCATTTGGGAAACAGGAAGATCAAAAATAGCATGAGAATGTAAATTAGGAGTAGAGAAAAGATCTGACCACTTCTCAACATCAGTAACAGGAGCAGATTGGATATTAGGAGGAATGACTTGAATGAATCTAAAATCTGGAGCTAATTTATTAAAAATTTCGACATCAATTTGATTAGTACCTGTGGAAGAGGTGTTTAATTGGAGAATAACAAAGATGACAAAGTAACCACCAATGTTATTAGGATCTGAAAAATCATTGCTCATATAGTGATACATTATAGGACGTTGGTCAGGAATATGCTTAGAAATAGCTTCAAGAGTTTTAGGATCTATAACACTATATTCAAAAGCAGTAAACTGAGCAACAGTCTTCAACGTAGTAGGGTCAATATTTGGAGGAATACGAGCAATACCAAGTGCACCAGCATGAAAACCAGTACCAGCAACTTTAGCTTGATATTCCAAGCCTCCATTCCAAGCATTAAAGATTCCGGAAAGATAGGAAATAACATTATTAGCACGAAGAGGAGTAATAGGTATATTGACTAGTAAAGTACCAGGAAGTTGGCTAGTGGACCAAGTAAAACGTTGTAAAGAAATGTGCTGTTTCTTGAGGTACCCCATGATGTCATCTGTAGCGACATTGGCATGACGGGGTCCCTCAATAGTAGCTGCTGGACGTCCGGCAATTGCAGGGACATCAAGAGCTGTAGCATCAGTACTTGAAAACGTTGAACCTGTTGCAGCTTCACCAATTAATTCTGGCATGGGAGGGTTATTTCCGCCGTTTTCCATGTTGTTGTATTGAATTTTAAATTAGGTTCAATTAGTAAATCTGAATCTTGGATTATATTTTCTTTTGCTATTTGACAATTTATATTGTAGTTTGATTTAATTTTTATATCGTTAAAGATATTATCAATTATTTTATTTTCGCTCTGTAAATTTTCTTTTGGAATTTTTGAAATTGCGAACTCAGTCAAAAGTTCGCCGTACCTGTTAGTTATCGCATCGTTAACTTCAAAACCAAAATACTTATGGGCATAATCTACAATGAATTTATTCTTAGAAGAGAAAGTCCCAAAGTCGTAATTTTGGAAAACGGACGAGATTATTTTAAACATTAATCTATCTGGTCTAAATCTACGATTATTAGGATAATAAACATATTTGCATTCTTTAGGATTATTGTAATAATGTTCTGCTTTTTCATCTTGTTGATGACACTTTGCACGAGTATATTCGTAGCAGTGCATTATATTTACAAAAGAACGATCACCAAAGTTGAAATTACGAGGATATAATGGATGTAATTTACTACCATAAGGAATATTTATTATTTCTCTATTTTCGACTTTAGGAAAGCTTGAACAAAAGTAGGTTTCATAAAAAGCTTGTTCGAAAGTTGGTAATTTAGGGAGTACCATCGAATATTTATTACTACAGTTTATTAAGTGCTTTTTCGTACGGTCAAAAACCTCTTTACCTTTGAGTGAAGCTTCTGATAAACATGTTAGTGCTGATAATCGTATAGTCGAAGGATCGTAATGTACAGATTGAGAACGGCGATATTTATAACGTTTTGAAGCTTTACACCAGTTTAACATTTTTAGAAAACAATTATCTTCTAAACTACCAACCAAGAATTTTTGTTTGACATTGTTAATACTCACTTCGACATGTTCAAAACTACGTTTAAGAAAAGTAAGTTCGTTAAGAGGCTGTATAACTAATTCTGTTTCTTTGTCAGCTGACGTTATTGTAAAACCTATTTCATTTAAAACGTTTTGAATGTTAGTGGGATTGTACCAACTCAAAACATCTGGATGTATAGTTTTAATTAGGTCATCTCCAAATGTAGCATCAGTTGTGTAATCATCATATTTATACAATTTCTCAGGACAGTATTCATAGGCTAAAACTTTCCAAGCATAGCGCATGTTTAAATTTCCAGCAATGTTATTTTTACCACCTGTATCTTCACCTCCTGACATTAGACCACCAGGACATTCTATTATTAAATCATCTACTAAAACTAATGGTTGGTTTTCTTGAACGTGTAATCTACGTCTAACATCATCATCTTCTTGACACCAATTTGGATCGGTTTCTTGATAAATTCTATTGTATATTTTATGATAACGTTCTAAAAATGCTTTCGGATGCGATGAATCAAAACCAGTATAATCGCAATTCATTCCTAAACTTCCTGTTCTTAATAAATATTTATGTAATTTAGTGTACTCATGTGATGAAGCATTTATTCCTATTTTAAAAGGTATTGAAGAATTAACATATGTTAAAAGTGCTTGTGCTGCTCCATAATATTGTTTCATAACCATGAAATGATATAATGGACCCATTTCAAAAATTCTTGTGCCGCAATCATCGATTTTCTTAATTTTCAAAACTTCATCTTTCTTTTGTGCTACATAAATTACAGCTGTTCTACCTTCATTCTTTTTAAGATAATCTAAATATGATGATACATCTGACTGAATTTGATTTCCTTTTTCATTATCTGCAAAACTATAAGTAAAAGTATCTATATTAAAAATGAAAGCTTCTGATTTATGATTCATACCACCACATTCGAAACCATGAGGATACCCTACGCCGCTTCCCATATTAAGACTTGGTGAAGTAGTATAATATTTACATCCATTAATCACCTCATCCCAAGTTAAAATCTTTGTTTGCATTCCTGTTCTTCTTATACCTTCTAATAAAACATCTGTTAATTCTTCAACACATTCATCCAAAAATTGTATATTTATAGCTTTTTGTTCTTTAGCGAATTTATTAAGACCTTTATAAATAATATTATAGACAGGAACTTTAAGGCGTGGGTCATGTTCTGAAAGAATAGAAGGTTCAAAAATTTGTGGATCATCAGTTTGAAATGGTGAAGGATAAATTTGAGTTTTATTACTTGAATATGCTTTATTAGATATAAATTTGTTATTTTTAAAAGTTCCTGCTCTACCAACACATTTTAAAGGATGGTTAAGACCTTTAGGTAACTCTAAATCTTCAATAACAGCTTGTTGAAAAGGCAAAACCGTTATACTTTCTTCTTTAATTTGAGGTTCACATGTTTGTTCATCCATTTCTTCAAATTCAAGATCACTTCTAAAAACGACAGATGTTAAACCATGGACATCATCAGCAGCTACATGTAGGCCTAAAATCTTTTCTGGGTAAGCTGAATTGCAAATTAACATGGGACTACCACAAAAACCTGCTTGAGTTTGTATCGGATGATTTCCTTCTAATGAGTGTACGTTATAAAGGAGCCCATCTTTCAACTTACCACCTTTAATTTCTAAAATACGTTGTTCTTTAAGAGTAATAGGTTTTTCGTAAATATTACCTGTATCTGATCTTACATATAATGTTGCTTTAAAACCATCGACTGAATTATTGACACGTTCTTTTTGGAAGTACTTACGAATATCTTTAAAAGAAATAGATTTACTTAAAACTCTTAAAATCGCTAAATCGCGTAACTCATCTAAAGCAATAACTTTAGTTGCATAAAAATTATTATCTATTTTTACTTTACTTTCTCCAGACAAATGCCCAACAGTTAACATATAATTTTTGTAAAACCCTTGAGCGAAACAAACTTGGGTATTACCAACAAAAAGTGGAAAATTTTGATTCATAACTTGGTCTGCTAATTGAGCGGATTGAATGTCTAAACAAGCTTCGTTTTCCATATTACCGTGTTTAACTTTTGAATTGAAATAGAAATTTGAACGTTTCTTAATTGTAGTTTTATTTTTATTTAAAAATTTAGTTAAATACGCATCTGCTGAGGTTTCATTTCCAAATCGGAATTCACTCTTCTTTTCGTAAGAAACCCTATTTTTCGGAAGTTTATTGAGATATGCGTCTGCCGAAGTTTCATCAATTAACTTAAAAGAATTAGGATTGTTAAATTTAACATCGGAAGTTTTATTGAATTTCGCACCTGTTTGATAACTAGTAGGTTTCTGTGTAAAGGATTGATCATAAGTATCGTACATTTCTTCAGATAATTTCGGTGATTTACTTGAACACAATTCTTTGATAGCCAAAGCAGCAAAACCAGTTTTTAAGAAATTAATAAAATAATTACAGTACTGAACTAAGTCTCTAGAGGGAGGAGTTAAATTTGTATAATCAATTGACACCATTTCTACGTTACGCTGGATGTGTTTATACCATGTAGCTATTCTACCTTCTACTTCCCACATAAATTCGTTATTAAAGAAACACAAAACTTTGTTGTTGTCGACCCTGTATTCAAAACTATCATCACAAATACAAAATACTAACTTACCGTCGTCGTCCGTTGTTAAAAAGAAAGCTTCGTCGCGCAATTTAACCACACAGTCAAATTCTATAGGACTATCAATTCGAAGCGAATTGAGTTGATTGAGACCAGATTCTAAATCAGTGCATAAATCATAATTATTAAACACGTCTTTGACTATCTGTGAAAAAGCTTTTGTTATTGTGGTATATGGAAGAGTTGTTCGGATTATCTTGGTTATTCGCATCAACTCAAAAATTGACTTTTTAGAGATTTCATCAACATCTCGCCAGAACATATCAAATTCTACAAGGTTACGTGCCATATCTTTATTAATTTTAATTCTAGGAGTATTATTATAAGATATTACATTTTTAAATTCCTTCTTCATATTTTCTTCAATGATTCGTGAAGCACCAGTGATCTTAATATTCATCCCCTCATACTCAAAAATAACCATTCTGGAATAAAGGGATTTATTCCTTGGGTCTTCTACTTCTTCTTTAGTGTATAAAACAGGGTTAGTTAAATAATTGTTAAACCAACCTTGTTTCTTAACATTAAATTTTACGTCTATTTTTACACATCTTCGGAGTAACGCATTTCTTTGTTCAGTATTTAATGAGTTTATCCAAGGTTCATAATCTGTTACATTTGCAGTTAAAATTACATCTTTATCTCCTTTATCATAAGATTCTAATACGTATTTTCTAATTTCATCTGTAGTATTTTGTATAGTAAATTCATCATATTTAAATTTTCCATCTTCTCTAATGTTATTATTAAACCTACGAGCTAATGTTGTTTTTCCAGTTCCTGGTGCTCCAATGAGTAAAATAACTTTCTTAGACTCTGCCTCATTTTGACTGATCGCAGGTCCCAAAGTTTCTTCTCTCATAAGTCCTTTTTGTCTTTCTTGTTCAAAAATGCGCTGGCATTTTTCTAAATATTTGGCATTATTGGCTGTTTCATGTTGATATAACCTATCAATAATTACGTCAAACTTTTGAGTTGGCATTTTATTACTTCCTATTAGAATATCTCTACCATCAATTGTAAAATACTCTGTGTCAAACTCTGCACTACCATTATCTTGCTTAACACGAGGGAGAGTCACTAAATATAAATTGTTAATAGCTTCTTCTGCACTATTAGGAGTGGGGTTATTTGGAGTACTTTTAAATTGTGTGAAAGCTTCAAAAAGAAAGTCTCTTCTTCTATCTAACTTATTAGGATCATCGATCATAGCGGACCGACGAATATATAAAGTGTTTGAGTCTATGAACATAAATCTTGACTTAAACTGCCTACCTTTTTGATCGTTATCTGACATGTTAAGTTGGGTAGGACTTGGATCGTAAATGTTAATTAATTCAATGTGTTCTTCGTTAGTTTTCTTCTGATTAAAATCTCTCCAATGTAAAATGTCTTGATAAACATAGTTTGACCAATAATCTTCTGTACCTTTTACGTACTTGGTTAAAGCTCTACCGTATCTCAAAGATAGAGGTTCAACACACCATTCCATAAAAGTAGTTTTTCCAATACCGGATAATTCACTCCCTATATATATAGTAGTAGGTTGCTGTTTTCCACATTTTGAATTAAAAAGGCTTATGTAATCATTAGTTATTAATTCTATCCTAGACTTTAATTTATCGAGAACTAACCTAAAGGAAACCAAATTCTGATCACACTTAATCATATCCATTAATAATTTTTCTAATTCTCTAAAACGTTTAAGGTAATTATCGAAATAATTAGGGTCATTAACTACAGTAAAATTGAGTTCTTTTTGCTCTTCTAATGTATCAACATCTTTCTTTAATGTCTCCAAACGGTCAATTAATTCTCTTCTGTTAGCAGATTTATCATCCATGTATGTAAAACCTAAAAATTTTCCTAAACTAGATGCGATATATTCCCATGTGTCCTTAAGAGATGATAATAATATTTTCCAATCTTTACATTCAATCGCCATAGTATGGACCATTGCTGAAACTCCTGATGTCAAACTCAAACTGTTAATTTTTGAACCGCATCCTATAAGTGCTATGGAAGCCACAGTGGTAGTTAATAAGGCTACTATGGGTCCTCCTGATTTTAACATTTCTTTATCTATTCCAAATTCGTCAGCAAATTTTAGTGCTTTTGCTAAAAGTCCATCTTCGTTAATTTCGAATAAAGCTTCTTCTTTCATTTCAACATACTGAGTACTAGTACTAGCTCCTTGGTTAACTGTATCGGGCACTTTTGATATTCGGTCCATGCCTGGGATTTGCGATATTAAATCGGGGACATCGCGTATGTTCTTAATAAGCGAACATATGCAATCGATACAAGTAACTAATTTGTCAGTGTCTAATGACCAGTATAAATCATGAATTTCTAATAATCTTAAAACTTCAGCAAGAGCATTATAAGCTGAACTTGCGTTATATATATTGTACAAACTAGTGATAGTGTTAATGGGTTTCAATTTTGACATAACATCTTCATATGAAAGTATATTAGGTATTGATGTGATAAAATTTGTTGTATTAGTAATTATGTTTTTACTAAAATTTGAATTTCTGTTATCTGTTTGTTCAACCATATTTTGGAATTTAAGTTTTTCTTCAGCATTAATTAATCCTACATACTCATAATTTCTAGCTATTAAAATATCTTTGCGACAATTTCTACAATAATCATAATCTCTATATTGGTTAGGTAAATAATCGATAATATTGTCATTATAAAATAAAATATATTCATTATTATAAAGTTCTAATCTGTAATCAATGTAACAATAAGGGCATTCTCTAAGTAGTAAATCTATGGGAGTTTTATATTCTTCAATAATTTTGTCTCTAAAAATGCCTAGCGGGTGTGCATGTGTAAAGTCTTTTAAATAATCAGCGAAAGGATTGCCTTTATTAAGTTCTAATTTATACTTATTTTCTAAAGAACAAAATACGTTAGTCAAGTCTTCAGGAAATATTTTACTTAATGCTATGTTGTTTAATGTCTTCTCCAAAGGAAGAAAATCTTTTCTATCGCCAAAATCAGTTGTGTAAAAGAAATTTTTCTGTATAAATTTATTTTTGAAATCGGTAAGAGCTTCATCTAAGGGATATAACTTAACAGTTTCAATATTACCGTTAAGTGCGTGAATTAATTTGTTTCGTTGTTTTGCCAGTTGTTTGAGAGTGTTATTTGCTTGTTCAGCAAACAACAATTCATCATCAATGTTAATAAGATAAGGGCGAGGATCATAGGGATCATCGCACACAACGCGTTTGTAAATAAACTTTCGTTGTTTTCGGATAAGATCTTCAATTACATATGTTTGTCCGATATTTAATTCGGCCAATTCATAAACCATTTTCCAGCCTTCTTCTTCATCATACGAGACTGTTAATGGCTTCTTAGGTTCTAAGGTCTTCTTAATTATGTTGTTTATTGATTGTGATTGTGTTTGTTTCTTGTTGTAAAGGCCAATAAAGTTGGCACCTACAAAATGGTAGCTGATAAAACCATTATTGTGATTTTCGACATATCTCGCCTGATTGGCTAAGATGTCGAGTTGTTGTTGAAATGTCAAGGACATTTTATTTTGTCAGGCGTTACCTTGAACTTCGATTTATTGATTTTAAGAAAACAAGTGAATCTTTCGAGCTATGTTTTTAATGCAAGGGAACCTCTCACTATATTGTGGTTTGTTTTTAAACACAAGTTAACTTCTCTGGTCTGTTCCTAATTTTTCTTAATAGTCGGGCGTTACCGCGAACTTCAATTTATGTGTCTGGGCGTTACCACAGGCTTCAATTTTCCCAAAAAGTATATCGTTTTGTCGATATACCGG